CTGCAGTGCGACGATCATCGGCGCGAGCAGTTGCGTGTATGCGACGTCGTCCGGCTGCGCGTCGCGATCGAGTCCGGCAAAGATCGGCCGCTCATACGCGCGCGGCCCATGCGCGGCGACGTCTTCCGCGAGCAAGCCGCCATTGCGCCGCGTGCCAGGCGTCTGCTTGTCGTCGAAGTAAACCGGCGCCAGATCGAGCAGCCACCGCCAGTCGCGCAGCGGCTCGATCGCCGTCTTGTATCGCCGCGACGACGTCACCCGACGCACGCGGCCGTCACTCTCGACGACGACGTTAGCGCTGCCCGTGCCGGTCACGTCGGCATACATCGTCTGCGATCGGACCGAACCTTGATTCGCTTCGAGATACAGCTTCGAGCCAGCGGTGTAGGAGTAGACGAGCGTGTCGTCGGCGTTTCCGCCGATGCCGTGCGGCGCGGCGTGCCCCAGCCACATCGTCTGCACGCCGTTCCGCTGAACCATGATCCCGGCGCCCTGCGCGTTGCTGCTGTTCATCGTGGTGAGCGTCGCCGACGACGTCGAGATAGCCAGGTTCGTTCCGCTGATCGTCGTGCCGTTGATCGCCGCGCCGGTCAGCGTGCCGCTCACCGATAGCGCGCCGCTCACTGTGACGGCCGTTGTCGAGATCGCGATATAAGCGTTCCCTGCGCCTTGCGTTTGCAGGTAAAGCTGATTGTCGGTCCACATGAACAGTTCGCCGAAGACCGCACTCGCGTTGCGCACGAGCCGCAGTCCGCCGCCTTGCGCGTCCGCCGATTGTTTGACGGACAGCTTCGACGTCGGCGCCGCGCCGATACCGAGCGCGCCAGCGAGTGTCGTCGCGCCGGTCACGCCATCAATCGACAAGGCGTTGAGGCCGTCGCCGCGAAAGACATCGAAGCGCGCGCCTGCGACGTTGCCGACGTAGACGTGGAATCCACCCGCGCTCGCGTTTTCGTTGCCGTAGATCCAGACCGACGCGCCGCGCGCCTGCGGCGAATCGCCGCCGCCGACGATCGCAATGCGGCCGGTATCCGCGCCGTCTGCCGTGCTCCGTTGGATCATCAGATCCGACGTGGCCTGCAGCGTCGGACCCATGCTGATCGAGCCAGTGAGATACAGCACGCCGATGCCCGTCTTGTCGTATTTCAAACCGTTGTGCGCGCCGAAGACGCCGCCATCGTTGAACTGGATCTGCTGGGTGACTCCAGCAGGCACGGCGCCAGGCGGCGCCGCGAACGATCCGTCCGCTCGAAGAAACGTCGTCGTGCCGCCGGGATAGCCGCCCGTGAAGCGCAGCACGTCGGCCGTCAGTCGCGCATTCGGCAGCGTGCCGGTTGTCAACTGCGTCGCGTTCAGCGGCGTCGCGCCGAGTCCGGCCGCTGTCACCGTGCCGCTAAAGAATCCGTCCTTCCAGCGGAACGATGCATGGCCGAGATTGTGCGTCGCGTCGGCTTGCGGAATGAACTGCGAGCCGACATCGGTATAGCCAACCCCAGCACCGAGATGCAGCGCGTCGCCAGCGTCTAAATAGATGCCGGTGATATTCGTTGTGTTCGCAGCGTTTCTCCACGCGATGATTCGATTGTTCGGGAGCACGAGTGCATTGCCGAGCGTCAAGACTCCCGTGTCGTCGATCGTCGCGTTGCTGTTTTGCAGCAGCTTGCCTGTCGCGCCGTCGTAACGTGCAATCGCGTTATCGGTAGCCGACGCTGGGCCGACGACGTCGCCGCCGCCGCCGCCGCTGGCCGTCGCGAACGTTCCGTCCGCGCGCAAGAATGTGGACGTCCCGCCAGGAAAGCCGCCAGCGAAGCGCAGCACGTTCACCGTCAGCCGCGTATCCGGCAGCGTGCCGCTGGTCAGGTTCGTCGCATTCAGCGGCGTGCCGCCGAGTCCGGCGGCGACGAGCACGCCACCGTCGTCGATCGTCACGTTCGACGCTTTGATCAGCTTGCCCGTCGTGCCGCTGAAGCGCGCGACTTGCGTATCGACGCTCGACGCCGGACCGACGACGTCGCCCGTGCCGCCGCCGCCAGGCGGCGCGGCGAACGTGCCGTCCGCGCGGAGATAGAGCGCCGTGCCGCCGGGAAAGCCGCCGGTTACCGACAGCACGCGCTTGCCAGCGTCGGCCGTGATCGTGCCGGTGACGACGAGATTGCGCCCCACGGACAGATCGCGCGTCAGTGCCGCGTCGCCGGACTCTGTCAGCGATAGCACGTCTACATGCGTCGCGAGCGCGGCGCTGTGTTTCGTGACGACGAGCGGCGCGCCGGGCAGCGACGAATACGCGATCTCCCATGGTCCGGCCGCGTCCGAGCCGAGCCACACTTCGCCCGTGCCAGGTCCGGCGTTCACGAATTGCGCTGATCGCTGGAAGACGTTGAACGTGTCGAGCCGTGGAATGTTCGCGCTCAGCCGCGCGTCGGCCAGCGTGCCGCTCGTCAGCACGGCGGCGCTCAACGCCGTGATCGGATCACTGCCGCCTGCGTTGTGCGTCGGCGCATGCGCAGTCGGCGCGCCGCCGCCAGGCGCCGCGAAGGTGCCGTCGCCGCGCAAAAACGTCGTCGTGTTCTGGGGGTAGCCGCCTAGCTGATTGATCAGGATCTGATCGCTGCCGCCGCCGAAGTGCGTCGAAGCGTGCGCAGGCAGGCGCGCGACAGCGATCGTGCCGGTCAGGTTCGCGGCGTTCAGCGGCGTCGCGCCGAGTCCATACGGCGCCGTCACAACGCCGGACGCACCATCGACGTGCAGCGCGACATTGCCGTCCGTGCGCTCGACGGAGACATACGATCCGGTAACTTGGCCCGGCCGCAGACGCACGACGCCGGGAAATCCAGCGAGTTCGTTGCCGGTCACGGTCACGTCGCCGCCGCGCGCAGGCGTCGCGCTCGCGCCGCCGCCGCTCAGCGCAATCCAGCCTGTGTCCGAGCCGTCTGTCGTGTTCCGGCGGATCGAGCCGTCCGTCGTCATGACGATATCGCCGGACACGGTGCCAGCACCCGGCAGCGCGAAGCTGCCATCGGCGCGCAAGAAAAGCGCCGTGCCGCCGGGATAGCCGCCTAACGTTGTGACGTTGACTGGATCACTGCCGCCTGCCGCGTGCCGACTCGCATGCAACGGGATCGCTTCGAGCGGCGCGAGCGCCGCGTCGATCACGTCATGAAAGGCGCCGATCTCGGCCTTGTTCCAGATCGTGCCGTCCAACCCGGCGCCGGAATCATCGACTAAGCTGTTCAGCCAGGCTCGACTCAAGGGCATCTGGCACGACCTTTCCGCGAGTAAGCGAGAAGAGATAGTTCAGACGCGCAGCGTTCAGCCGCATCGCGCCGACGCGCGCAGGCGTCAACGTTTGCACTGGCCGCGCGCGCGCCAGCGTCAGCGTCACCGTCACGAACGCAGGCGCCTGATAACTCAGGCGCTTCTCGCACACGATAAACGTCGGCAGCAGCGTCAAGCCCGTCATCGGTTCCGCGAGCGCGAGCTTGTCGCCAGGTTGAAGCTGCAGGCAGTAACGCATTTGCGTCGCGTTGACGTTGCCGTTGATCGTCACGCTCGACGGCATCGGCACTTCTTGCCGATAGAGCGCCAGCAAATACTCTGCGTAGGCTTCGATTCGTGACGGGGCGCTGTCATACGGCAGCGTGATCGCCAGCGTGCGGGGTCCGCGCTCGCGGACGCTGGCGGGATCGCGCTTCTCGATCGTCGTTTCGTTGTAGGTATAGACGGCCTTGCCGCGCACTTGCAGGCTGACGCTCGGCGTCACGTAGAGAAAGGCGTCTTGTCCGGACTTGTTCGTCAGTTCGACGCGAAACGAATTGCCGCCGAGCGTGTAGAAGATCTGCAGCGACGCCGTCAGGTTCGTGCCGGTGCCGTCCGCGCGCGTGTTCATGCCGTAGTCAACATCCGGCACCAACGGCACCATCTCGATGCCGCCGATGCTTTCGGCTTCATTCGCCGGATCGACGTAGCCGCCTTCAAAGACGCGCGTCTCGCCGCTTTCGATCGGCTCGGCTTCCGTGTGCGTCGTCAACTGATAGAGCGGACGCACGGTGGTATCGACGCGGCGCGGCGTGTAGCTCAGCCTGACGATATTGACCAGCCGCTCCAGCGAATAGGACACGTCCAGCCCTTGCATGGTGTTGCCGATTCGCACGAGCACAGGCGCCTGATCGCGCTCGCCTTGCGACTCGAAGCGCAGCACGCCGCCGCGCGCCGTGTCGCCGCGAATGTAGAGATAGCCGCCTTCGCTTTCGACGACGCGGCCGATCTCCGTCAAGAGCATTTCGTGCTCGCTGTCGCCCTTGTCGAGCGCGTATGGAAACGTCGCCTTCCCGACGTGCAGATCGATCGACAGCGGCGTGCGGCCCTGCGCCTGCGCGAGCACGGCGGCGAGCACGCGATCGGAGCGCTGATCGATCTGGATCGGCGGCGCCAGCACAGGCGTCGCGGCGGCGACGTCCATCCAGTCCGTCACCATGCATTCGGCATACTGCGCCTGATGGATACCAGGTAACGGCCGCACTTCGGCCAGCCGTCCGTGAAACTCGACATAGCGCACGCCTTCAAAGACGATCGAGAAGCGGATCGGAATGCCGATCTTCCAGCCGCGCCGGACGCCGACATGACCCGGCGTATAGGCGCCGCGTCCTGATCGTCTGGACGAATTGTCGAGCGGAAATGTCAGCGTGCCCGTCGTCGCGACGCGATCGCTCGGCGTGCTGCCAGGAATGCCGACGCGCGTCGCAATCGGACCCGGCAGCGTGCGCACGTCTTCCCAGATGTCGGTCCAGACGCGCGTCGCCGCAAGCTTCGCGCCCCAATGCCAGTCGCCTTCGCGTCCGATCGCGACATAGGCGATCGTGCCGATAAAGCTCGCGCCGTCGTTTGCGGCGCCGCCAGGAAAGGCGCCGAGTCGGAGCGGCGCGCTCGTCGCCTGCGGCTCGGCGCCGCTCAGGCCGGACACGCGCACATCGACGACGCCGTCGATCGCGATCACGGCTTCACGATCTTGCGTCAGATAGTGCGCGGTGACGATCCGCTCGCCTGCGCCGAGCACGAAGGCGGACGTCAGGTTGACGATCTCGGCGCCGCCGATCTTCACGTAGAACTTGATCTGGCCGCTGCGGACGGACAAGTGATAGCCGTTGCCGGTGACGCCGCCGTCCTGCTTGCTGACGATACAGCGCTCGACGCCGTCGATCGCGACGTCGCGCAGCAGCACGGCGATGTCGATATCGCCGCCAGCCAGCGACAGATTCGGATCGGTCATATGCGGCACTTCGACGAAGCCGTTACCGTTGAGCGTCGAGCCGAGCACGCCTTCGGGAATCGACTCGAATGGCACGCCAGGCGTGAAGCCGCTGCCGACCCACGTGCCCACGGCGCGTTCGTGGATCTCGTGCGCGCGCGCGCCTGCCTGCACGCCGTCGCTCAAGGGCCACGTCGCCACGTTGTTTGCTTCGCTGACCAGTTGCCCCCGGAAGCTGCCGCCGAGCGCGGCTTCAAGCGAGAAGCTCGTCGGAAACGCTGGCCCCTTCGTCGTCGTGAATGTCCAGACAGGACCCGACACTGTCGCGACGGCATTGCGCGCGACGACTTGCCATTGATACGCCGTCAGGTTGTCCGTGTGCGGCGGCACATAGATCACGCCAGGCTGATTGATACTGACGATCGCGAGCGGCTCGCCGACGCGGCCGAAGTAGACGTCGTAGCCCGTCGCGAGCGGCACCGGCAGCCACGTCACCAGCGAGCCAGTCGGAATGTTCGTCGAGCCGTCGCGCGGCCGGGGTCCGCTCGGCACGCCAGGCGGCTGCAGCGTTGTGAATGTTTCGACGCGGCTCGTCGTCTCGCCGATCGCATTCTTCGCAACGATCTTCCAGTAGTAGGTGCTGCCGTTCGCGGATACATGCGTGCTGGCGTCGAAGACGTTCGCGATCTGATTCGCGCTGACGAGCGGCGGCGAAGGCGTCGTCCCGAGATAGACGTCGTAGCGATCGGCGCCGAAGGCACCCCATTGCAGGCGGACCGGCCAGACGAGCACGCCGCCGACCGGCGCGATCAACGTCAGCGTCGGCGCCGTGACGGCGGCTGTCGCCAGTGCCACGCGCGCACGGCCGCGACGCGCGCGCATGAAGGGTCCTTCGCCGCTGACGAGCGGCGCGACGCCGATGCCGCCGCCGGTCAGGTTCCGCCGATCGCGCCAGCGATCGAACCAGAGCACGCCGCTCGTCGATCCCGTGCCGAGCGGCCAATAGGCCAGCAGGCTGTGCGGACGCACGATCGGCGGACTGAATCGCTTCGCCAGTGCCGCGATCTCGTCGGCCGTCAGGGCCGCGCTGTAGACGGCGGCGTGGCTGAGTTCGCCTTGGAACCGATCGACGAAGTCGGCGCCGCTGCTCTGCGCGCTTGCGCCGAGCACGCAGCGCAGGCCCATGAACGGAATCGCGCGCGTGCTGCCGTCCATGCGCACGCCGTTCTGCCAGATATGGCGCTCCGTCGCGCTCACGAATATCGCCGCCGCGTGCGTCCAGACGCCCTGCGAAAACGCCGTGCCTGACGTTGCTTCGCCGACGTCCGTGCCTTTGCGGCTGTCGGCCTGTAGGTGCAGGCCGTCCGCGCTCAGCGTGATCGCGTGATACTCGGGCAGGTTCGTGAAATTGCCCCACGCCAAGAGCGCGGCGTGCGGCTGCGCGAGCGACGCGCGGAACCAGGTTGCCAGCGTGAACGGGTAACCGGGAATCGCTAGCTCATATGTGACGAGCCATTCACGGCCGGTGAAGATCGCCGCCATCGACTATGTCTCGCGGAGTTCGATGCTCCACAATTCCGCGTCGCCGACGAACGGCGGCGGCGTGTAGCCCGGCGGATAGTCCACGTATCGCGCGACGCGGATGCGGAAGTGCTCGCCCGGCAGAATGCCGCCGAGTCCGGCAGGCGCGACGACGACGTCCGTATATGTCGGCACGCCAGGCTCGGGCGACGTCAGCACTTCGGCTGATCCGGCCCATGGCCCGAAGTTTTCGATATCGCCGTCGATCACGGCGTTGCGCTCGAATTGCACGGCCCAGACGATCTGGCCGCTCGTCGCGAGCGTGGCGCTCCAGACGAACATGAACGTAATTCCGGCGCCGCCATAGTGGCGCGGCAGCATGCCGTTGAACTCGGCGTATTCGTGCTGCACGGCATCGAAGTCCAGCACCGGATGGCCGTTGCGCACGTCCGGCGTCGCGGCGACATAGTCCGGACGTGGCGCCGTCGCGTCGCTCGACTCGAAGTGCAGCAGTGTCTGGCCGCTTGCCATGGCTCCCCCTACGCGCGCGCGAGCAGCGCCTGATCGCGAACCTGCAGCGCGTTCTCGCGCACGGCGCGCAGCAGCACCGTCTGCAATCCCTGCACGGCCGTGACCATGGCGGCGACGTCGGCATTCTCGCCGCGCGCTTCCGCGCCAGTGACGACCCGTTCATGGCCGTGCAGCATCGCTGGCGTGCCTTCGCCGAAGTCCAGAAACCGTCCGCCCGTGCCACGTTGAAAGTTCAGCGGTGCCAGGAATGACGACGGCCGCGCGCGCGAATACGGCGCGGCTTCGTCGTCGCCTGAATCGGGGTCCGTGCCGCCGCCGTGTGTCGTGTCGCCGTCGTCGCCGACGTGCTCGGTGCGCACGCGGATCACTTTCTCCGTGACGTCGGGGATATCGTCGAGCGCGTCGCCGACGCCGCCGATCTTGCGGATCAATTCTTCGAGCTTCTCGACGATCCGATCGAAGCCCTGCGTCATGGTCTGCGCGAACGTCACGCCGAGATCTTCGAGATGCTCGATCTTCTTGCCGTTCGCGTCCGTCAGCACGCCGGACTCGATCATCTTCTGCAGCATCGGCCGCATGGCGGCAGGCACTTCGGCGCCGGTCTGCTTGGCGAGCTTCAGATACTCTTCAATGTGATCCGACATCTTCGCGTTGACCTTGCCGAGATCAACGCCTGCTTCGATCAGCACGCGCCAGTCTTCGATCAGATCTTTCGCCTGCTCGTCGAGCTTCTTCTGCTGGATGTTCTTGCCGAGTTCGTCCCATGCAAAGCCGTATTTCTCGATCGCCTTTTCGAGCCGCTCGGCGTCTTCTTCCTGCTCGCGCGCAAAGCGATCGAGCTTCTCCTGCGCGGCTTGCGTCGCTTCGTCGAAGTCTTCGATCTTGTCGGTGTTAAAGATCTTGTCGATCTCGGCGTCCGTAATTCCGGCCTGCTTCGCCAGGCGGCGGAAGGATTCTTCGCTGCCGCCGACGCTCTTCAGCCAGTCGGCGCGCGACTTCGCCAGTTCGGCTGTCGCGTCCGCCGCTGCCTGCTCGGCGTCCTGAAACTTGTCGATCACGGCTTGAATGCCCTGCGCCATCCGGTTGAACGTTTCGCGATCGCCGACTGTCTCGAAGCGGTGAATCTGATCGGCCGTCACGCCTGCGGCGGCGGCGAGCTTCTCGAATTGATCCTGTGAGCCGAAGTTGTCGCGCATCCACTTGTCGCGCTCTTTGTTCGTCGCCTTGCCTTCGGTCTTGAACAGCTTCGATCCGAGTTTCTGCAGTCCTTGCATGCCGAAGCTCATCGCAGCCGACAAGCCCATATTGGTGAGACTGTCGGTTAGCTGCTTGCCGATGTTCTTGAACAGGCCGGACATGCCTTCGCCGCCGCTCATGCCTTTCCAGAGATCTTTAAAACTGCTCTTGATGCCGCTGAAGACGCCTTCAAAGGCGTTGATCGAGTTCGGCGGCGGCAGCATCGCCATCTTCAAGCCCTGTCCGAAGACGGCCGTCGCGTCCGTCAGGCCGACGATCTTGCCGGTCAATTCTTCGGCCAGGCGGATCGGCGGCTGCAGCGCGGCGCCGAGCTTCAGATCGGGCATCGGCGGCACCCAGCCCGGCGCGCCGATTCCTTCGCGCTCTTTCTTCAGGAACTCCGGAAGCTCGATGCCCATCACGGCCGCGCTCAGATCCGTGCGCATCTTCGTCGCAAGCGCGCTCAGCGTTTCGCCGCGACGAATCGCCTGATCGAAGCCCGCGTTCAGCGTCTTGAAGTATTGGATCTGCTGATCGTTCGACAGTTCATAGATCCGCGTGACGTCGCCGATCAGCCGCGCGAGATCTTCGGCGGCGTTGATATCGCCCCGGAACATATCTTCTTGCTTTTGCGCGAACGCTTCCTGCTGCCGCTTGCGCTCGTCGGCGGCGCGCTGATTCGCGCGTTCGCGATCTTCGCGCGCCTTCTTGTCCTTTTCGGACTCGCCAGGCTTCGACGGCGGCGGCGGCGCGTCGTCGAGTCCGAGATCTTTCTTGAGCTTGGCGACGATATCGCGCGCGACGATCTCGTCGATCGACGTGTTCATGACTTGCAGGAAGAAGTCGGCGATATCTTTCAATTCGCCGAGCAGCGGACTGTCGTGCAGCACGCGCGCCGCTTGCATGCCGAAGTCGCCCGTCATGATCACGAGCTTGCCCATCGTCCCGCGATACGCCGCTTCGAGCTTCGTCAGGAACTTGTCCCATTCGTCGCCGAGCTTCGCCAGTTCCTGAATCTGATCGTCGGCCGTGACTGCCGCCTTGCTGCGGATCTTGTCGAAGTCTTCGAGCGCGACGCCGGTAAAGTCGTCGTAACTCTTGCCGACCAGCGCATTGAGCGCGACGGTCCGCTTCGCTTCGTCCTGCAGCTTGCCTGCGGCCGTCAGCACGGCGGCGAACTGATCTTCTTTGCCCATCGCGCGGATGGCGTCCCAACTGAGTCCGAGATCTTCGATCGCCTTCTGCGCTTCTTCCGTGCCTTTCGCGATATTCAGGCCGAGCTTGTTTGCCGCGCCGGTCAGCGTTTCGAGCGATGACCCGGTCTGCCCGGCGACGAACTGCAGTTCCTGAATCATCCGCGTGCTGAGTCCGGTCTGCTGCGCCAGGTCCGCGATCGCGCCAGCACTGTCGAACGTCTGCTTCGCGAAGTTGACCATCGTTCCGGCGGCGCGATCGATCAGGCTCGCGGCCGTGAAGCCAGCGAACATCTGGCCGAATGTCGAGCGCGCGGCGGCAGCGGCGCGGCCCATCAGCGTCAGCTTGTTCTGCGCTTGCTCGCTGGCGAGCCGCAGATCTTTCAGTTCCTTTTCTGCGACTTTGATCGAGTTCGCCAGCGTCTGCAGTTTCGGCGGCACTTCCGTGCCGAGCCGGTTCATCTTTTCGATCGCTTCGCCAGCGATCGATCCGGCGCGCTGCAGTTCCGTGGCGGTCAGCTTCGAGACGCCGCCGAGTTCGTCGATCGCCTTTTCCATGGCGATCGCGTCCTGTATGACTTTGGTGCCAGAGAACTGATCGCCAAACCTCGACAGCGTCCGGCCGACGCGGCTGAGATCGTCTTCCCAGTCCTTGATCTTGACCGACGCCTTATCGACGGCGGCGTTGAACTTGGAAAAGTCGGCGGTGAAGTTTGCTGCCAGCATGATCGGCTAGTTGCGCACGCGCGCCTTAAATTGCTCGCTGAGCCATTCGATCAGCACGTCGTATTGATCCACCGGCAGCGCTTCCAGATCGGCCAGCGTCCAGTGCATTTCGCGGCAGATCACGAAGTCGGAGATACAGCGGTTTCGGAAGGCGCCGGGACTTTTTTTTCGTGCTCTTCGCCTTCGGCGGCGACGCGCAATTCGTGCGCTTCGATCGCGTCTTCGATCTCTTTGTAGCTGTCCAGGTCCAGCGACTTGATCGAGTCGAGCGACACGCTGACCGGCAGATCGTTCGCGTCGCGGAACGACCAGCGCACGAGATACGCCAGCACTTGACCCATGCCAAGCGTTTCCAGGTTCGGCGTCCGCGAGCCGTCACCGTGGAACTTGCCGATAAAGCTCGACGTCGCGGCGCGCGCTTCGCCGACTGTCAGCCGCTTCTTGACTTCGATCCAGTCGCCGTCCGACAGCGGCAGGCGGACGATCTCTGGCGTCACGAATCGCACGCGGGGCATGTCTGTCCTTTCAGTATTCCGGGGGTCCGAGCGTCGCCGACACGCGGCCGGTGGACGCATTGATCGACAGCGTCTGCACCGGCCAGCAAAACAAGCCACCCTTGCGCGGCGCCGTGAACAGCAGCGGACGCTGCCGCAGCGAGAAGCTATCCGGCGCCGGTCCGAGCGCGCCTTCGAGTTCCCACCGCCACGGTTCGCCTTCGACGTCACGCCGCCGCCGGACGATCCAGCGCTCGACAGTCGCGGCCGTGCGATACGCCCACACGATCGCGCCCTTCGGGCCGCGCAGCGTTACGTTGCGAAACACGCGCGCCGCTCCGTTACGGCGTCGCAGGTTCGCGCGCCCACGGACCAGCGGCCATGAACGTGCCCGACAGCGCAGGCGCGTCGTTCACGCCGCAGTCGATATCCGTATCCATGTAAGCCAGACCCGACCAGAAGAAAGTCGGCTCGGTAGAGTTCGGCACGAGCTTGAGCAGGCCAGGCGTCGGCGCGTCGGCGGCTTCGACGAGCGTCGTGTCGGCCGAGTTCCAGTAGCCACCTACGGTGCCGGACACGTCTTTAAGGCCCGGCACGTAGACTTTATTGGGGTCCCCAAAACAGGTCACTTCCAGATGGTCTGTTTTCAGGGACAGCGTCCACGCATTGATCGACGCGATCTCCGTCGCCGTCGCGCCGCCAGTCGGGTCGTAGAGCACTTGGCCGTAACGGCCTGAGAGAATCGCCATGTCGTCTCACCCTTTCCGTTGTTAGAGCAGCGCGTATTGCACTTTGAAATGTCCGCCCCGATGCTGCCAGGCGAGCTTCGGATCGGCGTCGTCGATCTCCTGCAGTTCGATCCAGTCCGTGCGGTGCGTCGTCATCCACGTATAGCCTTCGACAGCGATCGGCGTGTCTTCGAGTAGTTCGTTGATCCGATCGGCGGCACTGTTCGCCGTCTTCGGCGACAGATCGCGCGTGACCGCCTTGACCATGTAGAGATGCTCTTCATACGCACGACGGCCGAAGACGCCGACGTCACGCGAGATCGGCACATGCGAGACGATCGCGAACTTCGTGCGCGGCACGCCGGTTGAACTCGGCATCGCGACTTCGAGCCAGACGCCGTCCGGCAGCAGGCCGATCAGCGTCGCGTCGGCGGCGAGCTTGTTATAGATGCCGACCGTGATCAGGTGCGTGCCAGGCAGACTAGGCATACGTGTCCACGTCGCCGCGCACGAGCAAGCCGTGGCGCGCCATCATGCGCTTGAGCGCTTCGACCATCTGCGCGCGATACTTGACGACGCGCGGGATGAAGACGTTGCCGGGTTCCGTCGATCCACGATTCGCGAAGTTTTTGTTCTCGCGCGCCTGCGCCGCGCCGCTTTCGTAGATGTAGCCGAGCGCCGAGTTTTGCAGCACGAACGCGCGCGCCGTATAGGCGACGTGCTCGCCGCCGACGACTTCAATGCCGTCTTTCAAATGCTCGGGCGTGACTTTCCTGCCGCCGATATACGACGGTGGACCATTCCAGAGCGGATACGCCTGTCGAATGTCTTGCGCCGCGCGGTTCGCGTGGACGTTGACAATGCCGCGCGCTTCGTCCGTCAGTTCTGTCGGCAGGCGCCGCAGCGCGTCGTAGAACTGCTGCATCTCCCGATTGATCACGACGCGCGCGCTCACGGCTTTTGCTCCGTGCAGAAGGCGACTGTCTCGGCTTCGAGTTCGTCGGGTGTCTGAACGTCGTTCACGTAGAACGTGCGCGCGCGAAACTGGATCGTGGTCTGCGTCGTGATGCCGGGGTGATACGGGCCGGTGAGCACATACGTCGCCTGCGCGACGATCGTGCTGACCGTCAGGCTTTCGAGATCGCGCACCGTCGCCGGACGAATCTGGCAATACCAGCGTGGGGGATCGAGCGGCACAGGCGTTTCCGTCCAGCCGCCTTCGCCGTCCGGCACGAGCGCGCCAGGACCGAGCAGCGAGACAAGATGCGGCCGTTCGGCGATCGACGTGCGCGGCCCAATGCCGAGACTCATACGCTCACCCGGCGGAAGTCGCTGATCGCGTCGTCGTAGCCGAGCGGCACTTCGCTCGCGATCGTGCCGACGACGACGGCGTCGCGTCCGGCCGTCGCATAGTGCGCCGTCAGCAGGCCGACTGCCTGCACGAGCAGCGGCGGGATCTCGGCGACGGTTTGCCAGCCGACGACGATCCGCGCCGTGTAGGGATAGAGCGCGGACGGCGACGGGGGCCAGTCGTCCGGCGGCTCAGGCGGCGGCTCAGGCGGCGGCGGAATCGCGCCGATCGATTGCAGCGGCCGAGCCGGTGCCGGAAAGTCGTTCGGATTCACGAGATGCGACAGGTAGAGATCGCGTGTCTGCGTCAGCAGCGCATAGCCGGTATCGCGCTCGACCCGCTCGCGTGCCGCCTTCACGAAGCCCATTAGCTGCGCTTCGCGCGGATCACCGGCAGGCCAGTCG